AAGCACATGGCATTTTGGTCGCAGAAGTTCTTCCAGGCTCGCAGATGAAGAAAAATGGTTCCTGATCGGTTCCAAATGGTTCTCCTCCCTCAACGCCAGAACACTGACCTGCGGGTCCTGGTGCGGGCGCGGGTTTCGGCGTTGGCCCAGGCGCGGGTTTGGGTGCGGGTTTGGGCACAGGTCCAGGTTTCGGCCCAGGTGCGGGTTTTGGCATTGGCCCAGGCGCAGGTTTCGGCGCAGGTTTCGGCGCAGGTTTCGGCGCAGGCTTAGGTGCGGGCTTAGGTGCGGGCTTAGGTGCGGGTTTGGGTGCGGGTTTGGGTGCGGGTTTGGGAGAAGGCTTCGGCGTTGGTGTGGGTATGACTGGAATTTTGGAACATCCGAAACCGTCACTTTTATATCCTCTGACCGAATCGCATACGCAAACGCCATTAATTGATACGAAACCGGCATCTGCATCGCAGACACACTTTCCATTCATTAATTTTTGATTAACGGGGCAAGAAAGAGTACGAACGCACTTTGTACCATCCCATGTCCAACCATTGGCATCATCGCACGCGCAATCTCCTCCCTTAGAAATCACTCCCTTGGACTCATCGCACACGCATTTTCCGTCCACTTTCTTTTGGAACGGAGAACACGTCACCGTGTCAGGTAAACCTTTAATAGGACCCAGATCATCTACGCATTTTTGTTCGGACGCGCATTGCTTTTCTCCGTCCATCGTCGTCCAGTTTCTTCCTGTGTCAATCGTCCCTTCGGGGCATTTCGTACCTTCTCTCAAAACATACTTGCATGTAGTAGGTTTAGGAGCCGGGGCCGGAGGCGTAGGAATTACAATCTTTTCTAAAACGTCAACACATTCCTGGGTTAACGCACATTGTTTTTCCCCGTCCGTATTTTCCCAGTTACGCCCCGTATCAATGTATCCTTCTGGGCATTTCCACGATCCTTTTCCGTCGGAATTCACGCGCGGTGCATACTGACATCCTTTCTTTCTAAAGAAGAAATAGTACACGCCGTACAACAATAAAATGATAATGATGATTACCAAAACGATGAAGATGACCTTTCTAGGTGTTATCCCTGGAGCGGTCCCCAATATTCCAGCGAGAAACGACGTTTTCGCAATTGTCTCTCCTGTGTTGCCGAAATCGTTTCCGAAATTGTTGCCTAAATCGTTTCCTGCACTGCCGAAATTGTTGCCTAAATCGTTTCCTGCACTGCCGAAATCGTTGCCGAAATCGTTTCCTGTATTGCCGAAATCGTTCGAATTTATGTTGAAATTGTTGAGAATATCATCGAATACTTTATTATTTCCTGATTTACTCATTTCATTATGATAATATTTTAATGTAAAAACTTTTGAAATAAAAGATATATTTTTTACAAAGATGTCTTTTTCCATTCGAGAGTTCGACCCGCATACTATATCCGACGGAGCTATTTGCGGCGTAGTAGGTAGGCGTGGTTCTGGAAAGTCGGTTATTCTCAAAGATTTGTTGTATTATAAACGAAACAAGTTGCCGTTCGGGTTGGTAATGTCGGGGACGGAGGCCGGGAACGGCTACTTCACAAAATTCATTCCCGAAATTTTTGTGTACGAAGACTTCAACGGGCCCGCGTTGGAGAAATTGTTGGAACGGCAAAAGAAAGCGGCAAAGAAAGGAAATATGCCGAGAGTGTTTGTCGTTCTTGACGATCTTGCGTTCGACAATAGTATCATGAAAAAACCCGTCATGAGATACATTTTTATGAATGGGAGGCACTTGAATATATTTTTGATTTTTTCAAGTCAATACGTGGCGGATCTCGGTCCTCCGGCAATTCGTGCTAATATAGACGTGCTCTTCGTGTGCAGAGAAGCGATCCAAGCTAATCGTTGGAGACTATACAATATGTTTTTCGGGTGCTTCGAAACGTTCGAAGATTTCAATAAAGTGCTCAACGCATGCACCGAAAACTACGGTGTTCTTGTGCTCGACAATACCAAACTGAGTAATAATGTTGAAGAATGCGTTTTTTGGCATAAAGCTAAGATGAGAGACGATTTCAAGATGGGGTCGAGGGCCTTCTGGAAATTCTCGAAGGACAAGGTCAGGGACGATTCTGACGACGAAGACAATAACGGGGTGAAACTCGTCAAAAGTCATAAATGATGCGTAAAAATACGTTGATTTTTATAAGGCTGGTTTTTAGTAACGATGTTCGACTCGTGCACCACACGTGAGGAGGCTTTCAGATTGTATTACAGCTTGATCGGAAATACGTCCCAAGAGGTTCAGGAGGTATTGGCCAAGTTTTTAAAGGAAGCTGTAGCGACTATTGATCCCGAATACGAATGGAAATTCCAGGGTGTTCCGACGGCGTATGACATATTTTTAGACATGACATCGTCGTCGGGTAACGTCGTGCTCGCTTTACACGATCTAGAAGGATATCCCGACACGACCATGGAATTCACCCCGTGGGATCCTCAAACTCCCATAGATGACACGCAGCAATATCCTGAGGACGAAGTGGCAGTTCGCAAATCGCTCGCACCGGCGGTTCCTTGTATTATTCCGTTCAGAGAAGACGCAGAACAATGTGATTTTTATCAGGGGAATGTCAATGGTATAGTATCCGAAGATATCCTAGAAAACTCTGTATACGACATTAGCAAACCGATTAATGATACCGATCAGTTCCCGGGAGATGAAAATGTACCTACAGAATCTCGTCAATAAACTTATTATAACTTATTTCGTTCGGATAAATGAAACAACAGAAAACGATCGAAGCGAGACTCAAGGAAGTGATCGAGTTCAGGAAAAAGTTCGAAGAACTCGGTCTGGATCCAGAGCACGCGCAAGTAAAAGTACTGATAGACATCATGAATGATTTCGTGAAGAACGGAAACGGATTTTCTGATCACGTTGATCTTTCTGATTTCGGCCGTGTGGCCATATGCAAATTCTCTATGCAGCCTCGTTGTGTCAGTACTATAGTTCTCAGAGCCAGTAAATAATTACATATTCGCGATTAAGAACGCGGTGATAAAGGTGATGACGGCATAAAAAGTATCGTTATTCTGAGTTCCTCCAGAGGGACCCGTAGCAGAATACAAATTCTGAAAGAATAATCCCTGATTTGCATCGTAAAACATCTTTTTCGATGCATTTTCAAACTCTGCATCTGCAAACTCGTATATCGTCTTGGGCTCGTAATGATTTTCGAAGATCCTGTTGATCTTTTCGTCGAGGCAAAGATCGAAGCGAGTCTTGTTGATCTCGATGGCCTCCTTGATGCGGTGATAATACGCGTCGAATGATCCAATCGCATCGTATTCGCGTCCAGTGAATTCTTCGTCGACGAGCCGTTGTTGCTGAATTCGATGGCGAAGCTCCATGTGAAGCCGTTGGTTTTCACGACGTGCCGTATTGCGCATCTGACGCTCGAGTTGTTTCAGGAGCGCGAGCTGAATTCTCGTGCTCATTTTGTGATATATACAAAGCTATATACTCAAGTAATATATTTTGTTGATACGACTAACGACGAGTTTCAGACAAACGGCCGATGGCAGAAAATAAAATTTCGTCCGCGGCGGTTTGCAGACTATCGGCAACAACGAAGGACTCGGTATCACACTCGTTGGCGTCGTCACTGATAAAGTCTAAAATAGACCAGATATTCTTCTTCTCACGGACGATGGGTGTGTTTCGGACGGGAAGTGTGTTTTGGAGTGTGTTTCGGATACTGGGGAGTTCGGAGGATGGGAGTAGGACGCACCACGGGAGAGATAATCGTTAAAGTCATAATACCTAAAAGACTCTTTGCTTATGATTATATAGATTTTTTACATGTCATTTGATCCTGGTACCTACCAACCTACCACGCGTGGAGCGAGGAGCGATGCGCATTTTAATCCGAGACCACTCAGCGCCGCGATCGCGAGTTTATCCGAGAAACTATCCGACACCATTCTGGCGGCGACGTTGAAAAGGAAAAACACCAGCGCGAATTTTATGAGATTTGCAACGGTGGGAACCTGGCCTCCGCCGACCAAAAAGATGATCGCAGAATACGCCATGAGGAGAAAGAGGGTTTCCGTAGCCGCTTGTCTTCCGCAACCGATGGGATTCAGACGGCACCACGACGTCGTATTGTTTAAGAAATTATTGTACAGAGGCTGAGGAATTTCCAGCGAGTATTGTTTCTCTAGCTCTTTAATTTTGTCCATAACGTTTCTTATACGTATAATTAATATTTTATTATGATATCACGATTCCTCCATACGAGAAAAATGCTTCTGCACTTCAAACGCTCAAAAACCTGTCAAAGATAATTCGCCTAGGAAACCGTGTCAACATCGTTCACACCGATGCGTCGATACGAAGATCTAAGGGGGGTATAGGATTTTGTTCGCGTCGCGATGATTCTCTCGACACGTTCAGGGCTCGTGTTCACGAAACCAAGGATATAAATCGTCTGGAACTCGGGGCGATATTCGCGAGCATCGCCATGACGGACACGTCGTCCGACATGATCATTTACAGCGATAGCCAGACCTCTATATCCAATATAGTTTCGACGATGAAAAGATCAAAGTACGACAAACTTGCTCAATATGTACTGAAGCTCGCCTACGAAAGGGAAGGAAATATTTACGTTTCCAAGGTGAAGGCGCACTCTGGAAACGAAGGAAACGAACGAGCGGATGCACTCGCCAAAGAGGGAACGTCGTGCGACTTCATGTTCGTTCTTCCTGACGAGTTCGAAAGTATCGATAGTTGGGCCAGACATCACAGAGAAAACTCGGCATCGTGCATGTTAAAATCAATTTAACATAATGTCGCATATAATCATCAACGATGACAGATTCCACGGATATCTTCAGAGAGAGCGTGAAGGAGTTTGTTGATATTCACCAGCAACTCGCGAGCGCTACAAAAAGTCTATCCGTGATCAGGAAGAAGAAGGAAGAACTCGGCGATATCATTCAAGATTTCATGAAGAAGAATAATTACGAGGTAGCAGCCGCCGGCGATTTTCAACTAGTGCTTCGTGAATCGAAGAGAAAGGCGGGGCTGAAAGAGGATATGATCTATGACGCTCTCAAGGAACTCGTAGGAGAAGCAGACGCCACTAAAGCTATGCAAAAAATTTCAGAACGTCGCGAAATCACTACCTCTACTGCGCTATCGTGTCGGTCTAAGAAGAAATGAAGTGTAAAC